GTTATCCCCCAACCATTCGGCTGGGGTGGGTTCAGACACGGGTCATTTCTCAGTGAAAATTTCGCCCCCTCCCGGGTCACTTCTCAGCGCAAATCAACACTCATCATCGAGATCGGCATCGATCCGCGCATGCGCTTTCAGCATCTCGACATCGACCGGCTCTGCCTCCGGTGGCGTCACAACGCGGAGCGACGTATCCACGGATCAGGATTTCTTTTGATCCAGGGACAGCTTCGGCTCTTCGGTTTTCGGCAATTCATGCCGAACCCCCGCGCCCGCCTTGAGGATGGCTTCGGCAACGTGAGGCGGGAATGCCGCAATGTCCCCGGCATTGTAAGTCGTGCCACACAACGGCGCACGTTTCTTGAATTTGATCGCGACGACATGAGACACGAGCGTGATCCTTCAAACGAGTAATGGGAACGGTGGACAATCGCTTCACGGAGGAGGCAGATGAGAAAATCCGCTGTAATGCGCATGCACCATCAAGGTCGCGGTATCGGTGCTGGTGTTCGACAAGGTTGGCGTATAATCGAACCGCACATACCGCATGGCCGAACCAAGATACACTTCCTGCCCCGATGTGCCACGCACCGTGCCAGACCCGGTCGCAATCACACCCGGTTGCGTATAGGTGGAATTCGGATAAGGCGGCGTGTAATTCGACCAATTTGTGCCGTCGGGGCTGTGTTCCACCTTGATACCGGACAGTGACAGCGTCTTGTTTGCCGCCAGAGTGGCTTCATACAGCACCACGAAAATTGCCGATTGCGGCATGCCAATCGCCGCACGGTCGATGGTGATGCCCGTGACAGCAGTGCCGTTTCCGGCCCCTCCCGCCGTGATCGCCGCCATGGGGGCGACATTGCCGCCGAGCGATAAGCTCGCGGGATCGCGTTGCAGAACGATATCAGCCATGTGAGGTATCTTTCTTGTCGATGGTGGCGTGGAAACGATTTATTGAATAGCCGGTGCCCATCGCACGCCTGTCGCCAGCGCGATCGCCTCCTGGTGACGCATCTGAAAGTCATGCTCGGAGATCGCCCGCACCAGGGTCTGATCCTGCTGAAACGTGCTGACCGTGTTGCCACTGCCATCGACATAGGTGGCTTCACGCGACACGCTCAATTCCAGCGTCATGCTGTCGAAGATCATCGCCTGCGACATCTCCACCAGATACACCTCCGAGCAATCGGTGTTGCCACCCACCACCAGATTGGTCGGAATTTGCGTGCTGGTGAAAAACGGAATGCCGAGCAATGTGCCCTTGCTCATCTCTTCCTGATAGATATACGCGCCGATGCTGTTCTGCACGTTGTAGAGATAGTTCTTGCTGCGCGGCGACATGATCCAGGCGGGATTGTCGATCGGCACATTCGCCGTTTCCAGCTTGTTGATCAGACCGCCGATTTCTTGCGCCGCCGTGGTGTAGGTATAGGTCGGATTGGAGGCGATAGTTTGGCTGGACAACGCGAAATTCAAAAACCCTTTCGGACTGTCTTGCGTGCCATCGCCGCGAATGAACGCCAAATCTTCACGCCGTGCAAACACTTGCACCAAATCATCCCGCACAATCGCATCGATCGCCGGATCGGAATAGCGCAACAGATCATTGGAGACCGGCACCAGTGCGGTGAGTTTTTTGTAGGTAGCCACGATCTGATCAACCGATTGTTGACTGGTCGGGATGGATGCCAATTCCGCCCCATACCCTGCCGTCGCCGCCTGGTTTTGACGCGGCATCGTCATCGTGCCCCGTGGCATCGGCAGCACGCGCGGCCCCGCCTTACGCACCACGGTCTTGGCGCGCAGCAATTCGATCAACTCCGCCACATAATCGGGCGGCACGATGAACCCGCCGCCCGCGCCGGTGGACACCGCCAGCGCCTTCGTGACCGGATGCTGCTCACCATAAATGCTCTTCGCCGCCTCCCTGGCGTCCGACCGGCTCCCGCCGCCCACCACCAGCATCTTGATCAGACCCGCAACCACCAGGCCTTTCTCCGGCTTTCTTTCGCCGCGCGTGCCCGCACTGCGCAGCTGGCCTTTTCCTTGGCGACCAGACCCATGCGTCGTCACACGCCCTGATTTGTCTGTGTCATCGTCATCATCATCGCCGTCTTTGTCATCATCTCCCGCCGGATCAGCATCATCGGCTTCCGCTGCCAACACGGCTTCCACGCGGCTGATCCGCTGATCAAGCTGTTCGATCTGCGCTTGCAGCGTCGAAAATTGATCGACATCGTCTTTGTCTAATTCCTGATCATCCGGCATCTCCGCTTCTTTGGCAGTGATGGCCTTCAATTTTGCAACCAAATCCGCGCGTTTACGCTTCAGTTCCTTGAGAGACTTTTTCATGGTAACTCCAGTTTTGCGAATAGAGATCGGGCGATCAGCCGCCCGAGATCAACTGACGCAGTGTGCGGACACGCTGCTGACGTGCCCGTTTGAGCGTGGCCGCCAGCGCCGCACGCTCTTCTTCCAAACCGTCCGATTGTGGCGAAACCGATTGATTGGGACCGGTCGAATCCGATGGATCAAAATCCTGCTGACCAGGATCAATCAGCGCTTCCGGGTTGCACGGCACGGTCACGATCGAGAATTCCAGCAACTCCTGGCTTTTGAAATCGATCCCTCCGAACCAGTCATCCCCACCCCGCTCCGGGTCTTCGGTGAACGAAAACTCAATCGGGCGAAATCCCACACTGGTCGCGTTCAAAAACCCACCGCGCAACAGCTGCAACACCGCTTCCGCGTGATCGCCAATACAGGGCACCGATTGATCGACAAACTGCACCGTCGCCTTCAGCGCGCCGCCCACGATATCGATTTCGGTCGCACGACCAATCGGCAGCATATCCGCATTATGCGACCACAACACCACCGGGTTTTGCCGATATGCGGTTAAATCCCAACCTTCGACCGCAATCGAATCTTGCGCCCGATCAATCGCCGCCGTGGAAATGGTAAAACAAATGCGGCGTTCGTCCAGGCTTTCAAATGTGGTCAGCAATTGCTTGCGCACCAACAAATTCGATGGCGGTTGCTTGCCATGGCGCAAAAGTTTTTTGAAGCGGGGCATACTCATCAACATGGGCATGGCATCTTCCCCAAAAACAAAAGGACGCCGTTGAACGGGCGTCCTTTTGGCGTCGAGATGTGTCTTGCGTGTTAGGCGAATGAAAGCGGTGGTCCAGCCAGATCGAGTGACAGCGAGTGGGCGACTAACATAAACAAATCATTGGTATCCAAAACGCCATCCAATTTCAAAGAAGTATTGAAGCATTGCATCAACCGGGCTTTGGCCGATCTTCCTTGTTCGGTTCTTGCAGGAATTGAGCATGCTCTTTGCACCAATCCAAATACAATTTCATCGGCGGCATCCGATTGCTGCTTCGTTTTTTCGTAAAGCGCATCACTTTCTCGCATGTGGCAAAACAGCGCACCAAGCCGATCCGCTTCACGATCAGCGATTTCAATTTGCATCATCAAATCCAACAATGCAGCATCCGGTGATATCGTCAGAAAGCAAGCACTCATTGCCCCACCTCCGCCACCAACGTGCTGGCATCTTCATGATGCCCCCACATCCGTTGCAGCCCCGCTTCCAATTGCTGCGGCTGTGTGATCGCCGCTTGCAGAAACACCAGCAACATTCCAAGCACGCCGCCAACCACCATCCCCCGAATCAGCTTGCCGAATTCCGGATCGGCTTTTTCTTCCTTCAGAACATCGCAGCACAGCGAATGCGCCACATGCGCCAGCATCGGCGCATCCTCATCCACATCACCACCCACATCGCGATGATCGTTCACGCTGAACAGCAGCGCCGTTTTGGCAATCCGCCCTGCTTCCGTGTGCGCCGGAATGGCGCAAGCTTGTTTGATCAGATCATGCCATGTGTTGATCGCCGCGCTGGCGGTGTGAATGGCATCGCAATAGATCTCATCCCGGTTCGGGATCATGTCCCCCAGCATCTCGATCGTGTCATCCACGTCTTGTGCGGCCTGGCCGATCTCATCCATCAAGGCCAGCAAACCCGCATCGTCGGGACAGTCTTGAGCGCATGGGGGCACGGCCCGCGATGCAGGGGCATCGGTTGGTTTGTTCGTCATGGGTCGGCGGTCCTCATGTATTCGGTTGCAGACCACCAGGCTGATCTTTAGGCAGCGCTGGCGGTCCGGGGCTAAAGAACCACATGAGGATGGCCACAACGCCTTTGGGCACAGACATACGCCTGCACCTTCGGACATACACGCCGTGACCCCGGACCATAAGCATGGAGATTGGCCGTTTCGGGGCGATCCGCCTCATGATGGAGTTCTTTAGGCTCCGGGGCGGACAATGCCATCACTAGCGGGAGAGATGCAAGGGGTATTGCGTTGGCGGTATTGCCAACGCTTTCCCTTGTTGGTATAATTGCCAACATGAAGGCCCACTTGTTGTTGCGCGAACGTCTTTGGCTGACGGAGGAATTGATGATCGAGACGGTTATTTGGCGTGTGCCAATGCCTGTCTCGGGCAGTGAACATGATTTCAAATACAGCCTGGCGCTGGTCGCCAATGGTATTTGTGTCATGCGTTACGACAACGAAGCCGGGAAAGGAGACCACAAGCATTTTTGCGAGCAAGAAATATCCTACACATTCGTCGATCTTCCTACATTACAACAAGACTTTCTGGCCGATGTCCAAGCATGGAGGGTAAAACAATGAATGTCGTGACCGTATGTGTTTCCAGCATCGATCAAATCAACAAACGCATGAAAGATGCTTTTTCAGGAAAACCACAAGGTATTTTTGTTTCTTTTGCTACCATCGAGCTTTTGTGGAAGACACTGCCACCACGCCGATGGGAACTTTTGCAAGCATTGGTTGGTCAAGGCGCGATCTCATTACGAGGGGCCGCACGTCTTATCGATCGCGATGTCAAGACAGTACATGGTGATATGCATGCCTTGCTCAACGCTGGTTTGCTCGAACGCACCGACGATGGATTGTTCGTCTTTCCATACGATGCTGTGCATGTGGATTTCATGATCGAAGCACCCTTCATACCGCCGAAACCCGATGTCACCATGCACGAGGGAGTAAGGCGGTTATGAATAATAGTGTGCAAGTCGGAGATACATTTTCGGTAGGTGAAAAAGTCGAACGATCAGGTATTTACAGAGTTAATCACGACTATGAGCACGCACAATCACATGAAGTAACATGTGTATATGGTGGAAAATTTCCACCTTGCCGCACATGCAAAAATCCTACTTTTACGTTAGTGCGGGCTGCACAACACATTGAAAGAAATGAACACTTCAAGAATCGTTAGGCGGCTCTGGTTCTTGAACGAGTTCGGCATTGAAAAGGCCGTCATCGCGCTTATAAAACGTTCCCTCGATTGGTTCATTTTTCTCGCATGAGCCGAGAAGTCTTTGAATTGTATCGAGGGTTACTTTTTCCAATTTGGCATACATGATCGGTTCTCATTGCAAAAATGGTTTTTATGAACGTGGTGGTGTTTTTGCGTTTGCTGCGTTCGGCTTTGGTTTGGGCTCACTTGGCTTCTTCGATAGATCGCGTTTTTGATGTTTGAGATTTTCGATCAATCGCAGTTTGCCAATTTTTGTATCGATCGAGCTCGTAACATAGCCGGAGCGGTTCATCGCTTTGTTCAGCATGGTTTTGTTTCCACTCTCGATCAGACATCCGTGACGTTTTCCGCCGGTTGCGTTCCCGCTGGCGGCACGGCAGGTTCCTGCGCATCGGGCGGGATCACGGCTGCCGTACTATCTTCCACCGCGCCCGAGGTCGCCGGGTTGCCCCCCGCCCGGCCGGTGTTGAGCGGCACGCGGTAAACATCCCCGCCCGGAATGGGATTGAGCCCTTCTTCCGCCCGCACTTCATTGACGCATTTGAAGCCGTTGGTCAGGCTGATCGCATGCGTGTCGTAGCGTGATTTGCGATCGCCGCGCGACAGCACCGAATAATCATGCTCCAGATAATACCGGTCGCGTTCATCATCGAAGAACAGCGTGCGCTCCATCTGCTCGCGCAAGCGCTTGCAGATCGGCTCGATGCCATCATCGATATACTCGCTGGTGGCCTGCTCCATGTTCGAATAATGCGCGTCCGACAGATCGAACACTTTATGCGGCGGAACGCGAAACAGGCGGCAGATTTCGATGACACCGAAGCGGCGGGTTTCCAAAAGCTGTGCATCTTCCGATGTCATGCTCATCTTCTGAAACTTGCCACCCGATTCCAGCACCGCCACCTTATGCGCTTTCCGCACCCCGCCATACGCATTCTGCCAATCACTGGCGATGCGTTTCGCGGCTTCGGGCGAGAGCGTGCCATCGAAGCTCAACACCCCACTGATCTGCGTGCCCTGCCGAAACAACTCCGCCCCGTGCTGTTGGGCGGCGATGGTGATGCCGACCACGTCTTGCGCGAGCGCGATCGGCGAGATGCCGAGATAGCCACCATCCAGCGAGATATTGCGTTGGTGGATCATGTCCTCTTGATGGATCATGACGCCATCGCCGATCTGCGGATGCGATACGTTGTAATAGAGCCAGCCTTTCGGCGAGATCATCACCGCACAGCGATCCGGGTTGATCGGGATCAAACCGAGTGGCGTGCCCGCGCCCCCGCGCAACACCGCAGAGAACGCATTGCCGCGCAGCAAAAAAGCCGTGGTGCAATAACTGAAATAATCGAACGGCGTCTGCCAGACATTCGGTGCAAAGCGCAGCAGCTTGTTGACCGGGTGTTTCAAATCCACCTCGGCCCCGCCGCCCGGCAAGCGTCGCTTGACCCGCACCGGCACCTTGCCGACATCCTCCGACAACGCTTTGACGCACCCATACACCGCCGACGCTTGCAGCGCGGAAAGCGGTGTCACCGGCTGCCCGGTTGAACCGCTCCAGCCGCCGAACATGCCCCACATTTGCGGGCTGGGAAACGCCAAGCTGCCCGGCACTGCCCCGCCCGTCGCAGCCGGTGCCGTGGGTTCTACATCGCGCAATACCGGCTCGATGCGCGGTTTTGCCTCCCGAGCGGCGGAGAAAAATCCCATCAACCGAACACCAGCAAGCCACGCTCTTCATACGGCGAGGCCGCAGGGCCACCCGTCATCATCCGCGCCATCGCCATGATCAAAGCCACCGGACCGTCGATCTTGTTTTCCGGTTTCTCCTTGCGCGGATAAACCTGATCTTTTGCATCCATGCGCGCGGTGACGTTCGAGATCATCCACGTCATCGGATGCCGCGCATCGCAATCATGTTTCAACTTCCCCGCATCAATCAACGCCGCCACCTGCTTCATCGGCTCGGAATAATTCCGTGCGTTTTGATCGAATTGCTGCACGGTCACATTCTTGCTCATCAACCGCGTGACCAGCATGGTGGCTTGCGACGGATCGAACACGATTTCATCCACGGTGAATTGGGTGCGCAATTCATCAAGATCGGCCTCGATCCGCTCGAAATCGATCATGTTGCCATCGGTCAAGATCAAGCTCGGTGTTTCGGCGATCGACCAGGCGCGATAATGTTCGCGCCCGGCTTCCTCGACCATATCTTCCGGCAGATAATAGCGCCCGAATGTCGCATAGCTGCCATCTCCCAGATCGAACAGAACTTGCAGCGCTGCGATATCGTTCTTCGACGCCAAATCCATGCCGATCACGCAGCGACGGCCCGCCAGGCTCGACAGCGTCAGGGTTGGATCATAACAGCGCGACCAGCTCGCCATGTTGAAATAGGCCGACCGTGCATTGACCCATAAATTCAGATGCTTGGTTTTGAACCGTCCCTGTTCGCGCGGATTGCGCACCGCTTCCCGTTGCCGCGACAACAGAAAATCCTCGAACACCGAAACTCCGATATTCG